CCTCGAATGCTCCTGTAATGTCTGTGTCTATCAAGTCTGACAGCTCTTGCTCTGCTGTGTCAAGTATGTCGTGTGCGTATTGTTTCGCTTCGTCCTCTGACGTAGCAGACACGACCATCTCTACGGTTACCACGTACTCTACCGGCTCGCTATCGTCCGGCTCATGTAACGCCTCAATTGCTCTCGTGTCGCTGGTGGCGCGTAGCGAGTCCATGTGATCCGCTACACTCCTGCCACCAATGCTCATACCTAATTGCTCGAATAAATCCATTGTCTCACGCTCCTGTTGTTATGCGTTGTTGATATTCTCTATCAGTTCTTCGACCTTGTCAATATGGTTTTGCAATATTTGCCATTCCAATTCGTCTCGCGCTTCCCTCGAATCCGCCACCATACTTTTTTTGATCTTCTCTAGTTCGCCTACAATCTGGTGCAGGCATACACCATCTACTGCGCTCATGTTCCTATGCTCCTATAATTAGTCCTATTGTGAATCCCCATATCCACCAAAGGCATCCTTTCCAGAATGGTAAATCCTGCGATGTCTCTAGCTTGTCGCTAGTATGCTCTAGTTCTTCGCCCATGTCTAGAATCCTCTTTTTTTAATTCTGTTGATCCGCCGGTGTTGGTCAGATATACACTTTTGGAAGTATTCAACCTCCAGTGGCGAAGGGTCTACCTTGTTCGCTAGTGTTTGCTCTAGACCATAGAGTACCGCCAGTTCAATATCAATAGCATTGTGCATATATTGTTTTTCTTTTTCACTTGTTCTCATTATGCCATAACCTCCAGTTGATGCTGTACCTTGTGTTCTTCATACGCTCGCACTAGTGAGTTGATGCCTCTGCATATCTCATTATAGCTTTCGTGCGTGAGTTTGATCCGTCCGTTTTCCTTTAGCGTCCAGATGCCATCGACTCGTGTTAGCTGTAGTTTTCTCATGTCTACACGTCCCCCACTAGTCTGTGCAGTTCTTCCTGTGGCACTTGTTCCACTGGTGAAGTAACACCTGTTAGCCACTTGTTAATGTGCTTACTGGTAGTCACTGACCACTTTTTCTCTGTGCGAATGTAGCGGCCAGAGGGCAGTAGTGCAGCCACTGGTGTCTCATAGCTGAAGAATACTACAGCGCCACACGTCAGGCTGAGTTCAGTTTGGTTTGATCCGTATTGTCGTAATTTCATTTTGTCATTCTCCTGTTGTTTTACGTAGTGTAATCACTGGAGCCTGCTATTGTCAACA